CTCTCTGTCAGCAGCAGTTTTAGTAGACCAACCTTGTATGTTAAGCAAGGGCATACCTGTGTCTGTCTCTTGCCATGCACCATTATTAAACATACGTTTAGCTAGTTTTTCATCAATACCATATCTAGCTAACTCAATGATGTCTGCCTTTTTAATTGTGCCATCATTGTATTGTTTTAATTGTTTGTAAAACTTAGGGATACGTATTGCAGCATCAATTAATTTTCCAACACTTGTTATTGGTGCTAAACCATTAGCTTTGTAAAACCAATTTTCTGCAGTCTCTAAACCTTTTTCTATTCGACCAACCTGTAATGGTCTTAAATTATCATGCAACATTCTATGATGTGCAGTAGGTCTTATCATTTCAAGACCCTCACCCATATGCATAAGATCAGTAGCATTAGCTTTCATTTTAGAAAAGTTACCATCAATACCTGCAACAATACCTCTAAAAACTCTACCAAAACCATGCTCAAATATAGGCATAGCAAGAGTTTCTGTTAATGAACTTATACCTGCACCATACAAGTAAGTCATACCTGCAACTCTTTTTAAATTCCTAGCAAACTTTGTGTCTGCTCTTTGTGGATCTCTAACAATTTGACCTGCAACTCTTTCAAAATCAGCAACAAAGTCAGATTTAATTTCAGCTATTTGTTTATTGGTATAGCCATCATTTTTCATGCGAAGCTCAAATCCATCAAGCAACTCATCTATATCTATATCACCAAACTTTTTAGCAAACTCAATTCTAAAGCCCATTTTTTTAGCATATTCAGTCATAACTTTAGGGTCTTTAACTATAAAGTTTATAACTTTGTACTCAGGTATATTTGTAACACGCATCATAAGATGCTTGCCTTTACCTATTCCAGTACCATATTCGTATGCGTCATCACCTCTTTCCATAATAGAATCAACAACTTCTTCTGCATATTTTCTTGCGTTTTCTTTACCTACTGCATTGTCAAATATACGAACATCTTCATACTTATTGGTTGTTTCATTCCATCTGGTAACTTTGCTTTGATCTAAAAAATGTTTTGTAAATATTTGTGTAAGTTCCTCTTGTTTATCAGGATCACTTAACAACAACTCTTTATTATAGTACAAAGGAAACTTATAGTTTTGACGTGTAGGATTATACTCTTCATAAAAAGTAACTTTCTTTTTCAAGTTCTCTAAATTTAATTTAAGTATTTTTTTAAAAGCAATATCTTTTTCTGTTATGATTCTTTTTTCATAGTCTGCAATCTTTACTTGCAACTCTTTTATATTTGCTTTGATTTGTGTTTTATCAAAAAATAACTTGGCATCCTGTGCCCTTTGATCCATATCCCTTAAAAAATCATCAAGCCTTTGTATTGCTAACTTCTTAAACTCAGGTAAATCCTGATAGTATCTTTTGTACCAAGATGTATCTCCACTTAATATTGATAGCTCTATAATCTCTTCAGCAAACTCTCCAAATGTAGGGGTCTTAGGTTCGCCAGTATATGCATTAGGCCCAAATGTTTCAGGGTCTTTACCCATATACCTATCCATAGATATCTTAGTGCTACGATAATCTAACCCACCCAGTTGACCAGTGCCTTCTAAGTTAGTTAATTCTTTATTCCATAGCTTTCGCCAATACTGCTCTACTTGTAAACCAAAAGCACCATACTCTGTCTGCAACATATCAATAGATTGCACACCCTCACCTTGATAGTTCTTCTTTAAAGGTGTTACTCCATTATACGCAAGATTAGCATGAGCCTCTCTTACATAATCAGGTGCTTCTTTTACATTTTTACCATCTCTATAATTTAATCTTTGTAGCTTTTCTGCAGGTATAAATCTGCTTATCAAAGTAAATTTATCTAGTGGTAATTTTGTTAGACCCTCATTAGAAACACCATCTGATCTTAACTTTCTTATTTCATCTATATCATTTGTAGGGCCTAATGGATCTTTTCTTGCTTTAATTTTAGAAGAAATACCTGTAAATGCATTGCCAAGACCTCTAGCACCACCACCTAATAAACCTGAAAATACAGTATTAGATGCAACATTTGCTGTAACTTCTTGTGCTGTAGAAAACGGATCAAATGGTGCTCTCAATAATTCACCAGTTATTCCAAATACACCACCAACCTTTGCTGTTTCGTAACCAACACCTAATGCAGACTTAGCTGACCATGCTGCCCTTATACCTGTATTAAATACTGGCATCATAAATGCTATATTCAAAGGATCTACTACACCTGCAACTAAAGCACCACCAAATCCTGCACGATCATATACAGATCTATTCTGCTCAACTGCTCTTATATTATTTAGGATATAATCATAATGCTCATTGTTCTTAGCTCGTGATAAATCCTCTGCATAAATATATGTATTATCTTGCTCTACTCTTTTTTTAAAATCAAAAGTATCGTCTTCTTCTACATCCATAAATTGAAATAATTCAGATGTTCTATTTGTAATCGGCAACCATTGATACTTAATTCCTGACATAAAACTTTGTGCAAAGGTAGGATCTGTTGTTCCAACATTGTTTCTTAAAGATAAATGTATAGGTGTGAAATCTGAAAGACCATCTGACTGAAAGCCTTTATTAAAATCTATTGGTCTAAATAATATTTCTGACATTTATTTACATTTTTCTAATTTCGGAAGCTGCCCTGTTATATACTTTGCCTCCTAATACCATAGCTTTATCTATAAAAGATGGTCTGTTTCTGTCTACGTAACCTAAGAGTTCAGCCCTATCATATATTCTATCATTACCTATTGGGCCATAACTTTGAAACTGTTTATTTAATATTGTTTCTCCAGTAACAAATGTATTACTCATACCTTCTTGAGATTCATTATTATAATTATATAAGAGATGCGAACCTGCCATCATAAAATGATAATCTCTATTTCTAGGATTAGTAGTTTTTAATGCTGCACTAACCTCTTTCCAGTATTTTTTAAACTTACCCTGTCCATATCCCATTTGATATGCATGATCTATCAATGCTTTTTGTCTATCAGAGTGTAATGTTGTAAAGTTAGGAAACTCATTGGTAAACTTTTTATATATATCCAAAACTTTATTTCTAAATATTTGTTGTGACTCTACTTCAGTTATAGACTCGCCTTGTTTTTTTGAATAATCTTCTATATCTTCCAATGAAATTTGACCAGACTTATACTTTTTAAGTAGTCCTTTTAATTCAGTTACATGAGCTTTACCTTTGTCACTAAGTGTAGCCATATCTTCATCTGTAAAATAATTTAAATTAAACCCTGCACCAATAGATATTGTAGCATTTTTTCCAACACCATCTTTATATCCGTATGGCTTAAAGCCTTCTATATTTCCTAAATAACTTAAAACATCTACAGAATCATCAACAATTTGTATTGCTACATCTTCATCAAAGTTTTCATCTATAGCTTTTTTTAATTCTTTAGGAACATTATTGTCTTGTACAACTTGATTATAAACATATCTCCATGCAGGATTTTGTGTACCTTTACTTCCTAATTCTGGAAAATTCTTTTTAATATTATCTGCTGTTATATTAAATGATTGTTGCTGAAAGAATCCTAATAATTTATTTAAACCTAAAGTAAATATATTTTCTTCAGGTACTGTTGTTACTTTATCAACTTCATCTTCTTGCATAGGCCCACTAACTCTATAACCTTTGTTTACTAAGGCCTCGTCTAATTGTGGATTAATGCCATAATACTGCTCACCTATACCTCTGATCTCCATGATATTAGGAGATGCATTTACTGAGTTTATAAGTTGATTTATGTTGTCATCTGTAAGTTGTGTAGATCTAAAGTTCTTTGCCAATATAGCTTTGTTTTGTTCTATTAAATGTATCTGAAGTGATCTATCAACATCTTGTGTGTTAACTTGTATAGGTGTTCCATCAAACCCTAACACTGGAACTTTGTCTTCATCTACCAATGTCCAAGTCATACTTCCACCACCAGTGTTTCTATAGTCAGGCATAAACTTTACGTTACCACCATTACCTGCCCTCATATCTTCAACCTCTATTTGGGTTGCTGTTTCCATCATTTCTGGTGTAAATGTTCTTCTTGTTTCCAAAAGGTTATTTACATGATCGATAAAAAACTTTCTTGATCCTTCATTTTTGTAATGATTTTTATATGATACGTTTGTTCTTCCACCTAAAACATTCCCAAATAATTGAAATGTATCATCATCTTCTTCATGTAAATTCTTAAATGTGTCATTTAAAACTTCTACAATATTATCTTTAGAAAACTCTACAGACTTACCTTGTGAATCTTTTAGCTTTCCTGCGAACAATAATGCTTTTGTAAATGAAAAATATTCTTGATGAAACTGTTTGTCTATATCACTTTCAGTAAGTAGTGCATTAATAACATCAGCAGGTTTGGTAGCATTTAAATCAAACTTTTCATTATATGCCATGATTAATTTATTAGCATCATCTGTATTTTCAGGTGACATCATTGCTATTTCATAAGCAGGTAATATATAATCTGCACCACCTATGTCAGTAATCTTTTTAATAATAGCAAACTTTTTTTCTATATCATTGTATTGACTAGGGTATCTGCTAGAAACAAAACCATTAACATCTTGTCTCTTAGATATATTGTTCCATGTATTTAAAAGTTTGGCTGCAACAGTTTGACGAGATTGCATAGGCATACCCTCAAACATAGCCATAATATTTGTATTCTTAAATGCTTCGTATAATGATTGGGGTAGTATTGTAGATGTTCTTAGATCTGCAAGCACAGCTTCATACTTATCTTTTGGCATAGTAAGAAATGATCTTAAATCTAAAGATCCATACTTCTGCTGCAAACCTAATTGAAACTCTTCTCTTGAAGGCTTACTGTCTGTATGAAATCCTTCTGATTGTATTTTTACAGAACTATTTAAGGCCTTCATAGACTCGGATAGTTTTTGATTTATAGCAGCAGCATCACCTGCATAGTTACTTAATATGCCTGACACAGTTGCTCTATCTGAATAAGTATAATTAAATTTATCCTTTAACCTACTTGCTTCTAATAAATCAGATTCTGTTATTGCGTTATTAGATAACAGTAAATAAGCTCTTTGGTCACTTGTTATTGTGTTACCTTGAAAAGCCATTTCAAGCATTTTAATTGCTTTATCATCATTAGGATTTTTATCCACAATAGATTGCAAAACACCAAGAGATGAATTAATTCTCATCTTTCTTTTAAGTTCTTTAATAGCAGGTGCAGCTAAACCATTAGGCTTTCCTTTTAGAGACTCAATACGTTGTAATATTTCTTTTTCAGATTCACGAATATCTTCTTGTAAATCAGTTCTGTCTTCTTCTTCATCTACTCCTCTAGTAGATATAGAGGATGCATTATAATATAAACCCTCTAGTTCTTGAATTTGTTCATCAATGATAATTTTTTCATTTTCATTAGCTATTCTATTTTCTTGATCTATTTTATCATTAAGTATTTTGTTAGAATGTAATACTGCTTGGTTTTGTACCTTAGATAAAAAAGCAGGTATAAACTCTTCAAATCCATTTTCTTTAAATGAATCAGTATGTCCTTTAATGTAAGATTGTGCAGCAAGATCAAAACCTTCTTTATCGAACTTTCCATCTTTTGTGTATTCGGCATGAAGTTCACCAAACCTTTGTTTTGATTTAATTAATATATCATTGCCATACCTTTCTCTAAGTATGGCATTTGCTTTTCCACCACCAACATCTGTAAAGTTAGGTCTTTCAAATTTTAATTTACCTTGCTCATCTCTTATAGCTAATGTATTGGCTTTTTCAATATCACCCTTAACAGCATCTTGCCTAGCTTCTTCCCAAAAGATTTTTTGCATAGAGTTACCAAACTCTGCAATAGATAATCCTAACTGCCTTGCACCAGTATCTGCAGCAACTACACCAACAGGTTTATTTACAAAGGATGTTCTTTTTGATTTTAAAAATTCTACCATGTTATGCCTATACTATAGATGCCTGATATGCTCCTGATACCAAAGAACCAAATGCTTTTAATCTGTAACCTCTACTAAGATTACTTGCTTTTACTCTTGCCATCTGTGCTTGTTGTGCGTATTTAGATGCTTCAGCTAAAGATTGATAATTTGCTCTTGCAATAGTTTCTATGTTGTCTTTGTCTGCTTTTCTTCTAAGTGCATTGAGACTTCTATCTGTACCTATATCCCTACCCATAACACCTGCTATTGCTGCATTAGTACTTTTAAAAGATTCAAGGTTTTGCATAATTGCATTATGTTCTTGCAATGCCTGTAACTTTCTTATTTTACCTTGTGTTTCTACATTACGTGCAGTTAAAGCACCTTCCATTTTAGCAGCCTTTGCTGCTTGATTATACCCTATTGCAGATACTGCTGCTGATGCTAATGCTAATTGCCACATTAAAATGCCACCTCTACTATCATACCATTAATTTGAAGATCCAAAGGAAACGACTGAGATACTGTTACTCTTGGATCACGACTGTAACCTAACATCCTAAACTCTTCCTTACCTGTAACTGCTACCCTATCTAAACTCATATCATCTGTAACATTTCTAATAATAAGATCTCTTGTTGTAGATGTATCCTTTGGGCCAGTAACACTTACAGCAGTTGTTTCAAATAAATCTAATACAACTTTAGGAATCTGTCTAGGTTCTCCTGTTAATGGGCCACCTTGTATAGCTGCATCAATAGGCAATGTTTTGATTGTAGGTGTAAATGCGTAACCAATATAGGCTTGTGTTATACCA